TACAGGAAAAACCAGGTGAAATTAAAAATCCCTGATCTCAAACCAGGTGAAAGGTTTCGAGGCCGGTGTCCTGCGTGTCGCCGGCCTGATACCTTTTCTGCGACCCGTATCGGGGCGAAAGTGGTCTATAACTGCTTCTCAGCCTCGTGTGCGGCCTCTGGCTCTTTCCGGGTAGGTTATACCCCGGAAGACGTTAGAGCCGCCCAGCACCCCTTAAAATGCGATGTGGAGGCATCTGAAATTGATCAGATCAATATGGCTACAAATATGGGTGGTTTTCGTTATGATCCTGTTCTATCGGATTTTGTCGAACGCCATGGCATAACGACCGACGGCTGGACCTTCGATCCGGCCGAATCTCGTGCAGTTTTTCTAATTAGAAATGAGACCGGCCAGGTGGTCGACGCCATCGGCCGGTCCCTCATCGGGCGCCTTCCAAAATGGAAACGATACGGCAAAAGCCGGGCGCCGCTCGTAATCGGTTCGGATCGACGCAACATTGTGATCGTCGAGGATGTGATCTCCGCAATAAAATTATCTAATATTTTACCCGAATGGGCGGCCATGCCTATCCTCGGCACTTCCTTGAGCGCCGACGCCGTAACCGTCCTGTCATCTTTTAAAAACGGTTTGATCGCGCTCGACAAAGACGCCACCGACAAGGCGATACAGATGCACCGCCGGCTCGCCCCGTTTCTTGACCGGTGCCGGGTCGTCATGCTAGAGTGCGACATAAAAGACGATACAGAAGAAAATATCAGGGGGATATTCAAAAATGCTAGAACTGATACGGTCGCTATGTGACAAGTCGACATATCAGACCATCGGCCGTGTGCCGGTATCCGCTTTCGACAAAGAGCCTCGCAAGATTCTCGAAACGCTGATCGAGGCTCACGAGCGATACGATACTGACATTACGCCTGTCGAACTCCGATACATTTTTGACGCAAAAAATCCGGGGCTGACGAAAAGCCAGAAGGATGTTTACAATCTGCTGTTCGCGAAGTTGCGCGACATCCAGCCTGTTAAAAACGGTTTGGTCGTCGATCTCATGCGCGATATGTGGCGGGTCGAACTCGGCCGGCAGATATCTGAAATCGGATTTACGATGATGGAAGGTCAGGCGACAGACCTTTCTCAGTTAGAAAAACTGGTCGACAGACATCGAGACGACGTGATGGTCGGCACATCGCCTATGGAAGCCGTCGACTTACAGCCTGAGAATCTACTATCCGAGCTAGAACAAGAAGAGAAGTGGGCGTTTAACATACGAAGTCTGACGCATCGTGTCGGCGGTGTCAGCCCTGGTCACTTTGTCGTGATCGGATCACGCCCAGAGACTGGCAAGACTTCGAGCCATGCCTCTTTCGCTGTCGCCCCAGGCGGCTGGATAGAGCAAGGCGCCCGCGTGCATACCCTGTGCAACGAAGAGAAAAAAGAGCGAGTCGCCCTGCGATATTACAATGCAGCCTTCGGTCTTTCTAAAAACGATTTGACTGTCGAGATGGTCAAAGCTGCTACCTTCAATCCGTTCGACCCAGAGGCTGGCCTGTTCATCGGGCGCATACCTGACGATGCTGGTATCGAAGGTATCGAGATGCATGTCAAAGAGCATCGGCCTGACATCCTCGTCATCGACATGCTCGACAAAGTATCGGTCGAAGGCATGAACGGCACGACGAGCCAACACGAAAAACTACGTGAACTCTACCGTCGCACCCGTGACCTGGCTACTAAGTATGATTGTGCAATCTTTGGTTACAGTCAGTTAAGTGCCGAGGCAGAGGGTCGTGTCAATCTCAACAACGCCATGATGGAGAACAGCCGCACCGGTAAAGCTGCCGAGGCTGACTTGATGATCTTGATTGGGAAGTACGCGATGATCGAGGGAAGTCAGGAGAACGACCCACGTCGCGTATTTAATATATCGAAAAACAAAATCACTGGCTGGCATGGCCAGATACATGTGACGCTCGATGGAGCGAAAGCGAGGTACGATGACTAGACTGGTAGTCGATGTAGAAAACAGTGTCGTTCGTAATGGTCGGGCGACTGATGGTCGATCTCAGAACCCTAGTAACTCTTTGGTTTCTATAGGTATTTGTGATGTAGATACAGGCGAGACTGACTATCTGGCTGTCTATCACAAAGAGAGACAAGACCCTGCCGACAGGTTCGATGCTTTCAAGAAACGCATAGAATCAGCCAAGCTGCTGGTCGGCCACAATATCAAATACGATCTTCAGTGGCTCTGGTCGGTCGGTATCGATTATCGCGGTGATGTACATGATACGATGATCGGGGAATACATTCTTGCTCGCGGGGAAAGGATGTCTATCTCCCTAAAAAATTCATGTGAACGGCGCGATCTACAACATAAGAAGTCAGACGTAGCTGAGTCATATTGGGACAAAGGCATCGGATACGAAGCCATGCCTTGGTCTATCGTAGAGGAATATGGCCGTGCTGATGTCGAGGCTACCCGTGACTTGTACCTAGAACAACTAGGTGATTATATAGGTAGCCCCCTGCAAAGGACGCTGGAGCTTACCAACAAAATGTGCGTCTGTCTAGCCGAAATCGAATATGCCGGTATGAAAATCGACACGGACGTCCTAAATCAAGTGGAGTTCGACTTCCGCCGAGAGAAAGCAGCGGTCCAACGCCGGCTCGACGAGATGGTCTACCATGTGATGGGGGACCGCCCTTTCAATCTCAGCAGCCCAGAACAACTAAGCCAGATACTGTTCTCACGCGCACCGCGCAGCAAGGACGAGCATTACAAGTTCTTCCAGCTAGACCGCTGGTTCAAGCCCCGTGTCCCACCTACAAAATTCAAACAGTATTTAAAAACGGGATGCGAGCCGGTCTATCGGACGACGGGCATCCACTGCGTAACGTGCGACGGCAAAGGCAAAATCCACAAGCTGCGTAAAGACGGCACGCCATATAAAAACGCCATGACCTGTAAAGACTGCGGGGGTGCTGGTACGCGCTACGTGCAGACCCGCGAGATCGCCGGCTTCAAAATTAATCCGCCAGATTATCAGTGGGCCACAGCCGGTGGCTTCTCGACTGACAAGACGAAGCTGCGGATTTTGGTTAAGCAACTAAAAGCGAAGATTGCCGGCAAACCGAATACGAAGGTCGAGGAGGCAATTGAGTTCATCGAAAAGGTCGAACGCCTCGGTGCCCTCGAAACGTATCTGTCGAGCTTCGTAGAGGGCGTCAGGAAGCGTCTGCTGGGTAACATCCTTTACGCCGAGTTCAACCAGTGTAGGACAGCCACAGGGCGTCTGTCGTCCTCTAGCCCGAACTTACAGAACATGCCACGAGGCGGGACCTTCCCTGTGAAGAAAGCGTTCGTTTCGCGGTTCGAGGATGGTGTGCTGCTAGAGTTCGACTTCGCACAACTAGAGTTCCGCGCGGCTGCATTCCTCGCAGATGATGCGCGGGCGAAGCACGAGATAGAAACAGGCTTCGACGTCCACACTTACACGGCCGATTATCTGACCGAGCAGGGCCAGCCGACGTCGCGGCAAGAGGCGAAGTCACGCACCTTTGCGCCGCTGTACGGCTCTGTGTCCGGCACGCCAGCCGAGCGCGCTTACAACTTACACTTCGTGCAGAAGTACGAGGGCATCCGGCGCTGGCATCAGGAGTTGCAGGACTCTGCAATCCGCCAGGGCATGATACGGCTGCCGTCTGGGCGCGAGTTTAAGTTCCCGAACACTAAACGGACAGCGTCGGGCGGGGCGACGAATGCCACTAAAATCAAAAACTATCCGGTGCAATCGTTTGCGACGGCTGACCTCGTCCCGCTATGCTTGGTAAATTTACGCAACGAAATCAAGAAGTTAGGACTATCAGCCCTGATCGTAAACACCGTCCACGATAGCGTTCTGCTAGATTGTCCGAAAGATGAAGTAGAAAAAGTCGAGGACATTTTGGGCCGTGTCCTCTCTACATCGAGCATCGACAAAATGATCTCAGACTTCTACGATATCTCGATGACGGTCCCGCTCGAAATAGAACACAAAGTAGGGCGCAACTGGATGGAAATGAGTTGACATTTGGTCGCGTCTCAGTATAACTATACCATCTTGCAACGAGGATTTTTCACATGACTGTACTCATCGTTCCCCAAAGCGTATCAGACTACCACGCCTCTGTCGCCGCCCAGTTCGGCGAACCGGAGCAAAATAACCGAGACAGCATCCCTCGCGTTCGCATCGAGCGCGATAACGTCGAGAATGCAAATGACGAGCTTATCGTCCCGGCCGGGTCTTTCAGCATCGACGATCCGGTCGCGGGCAAAATCTATGCGAAAGAAATCTCTTTCCGTTACTACAAGCACTTTTATCGATATAAACGGTACGATGCTCATGCCGAGCGCGTCACTAAGAATGGCGACAAAGCCACAGGAAAGTACATTCACAGTGTGCTGGTCGCAGGCATGAACGACGAGGCACCATCTGACGACGGTAGTTTTCAATGTGGCCGTCCCCTGGGCTACATTCACGACTGGAAGTCCTTGCCAGAGTCCGAACAGGACTTCATCAAAAGCTGTCGTCAGATGGTCATTTTTTTCGGAGAAGCTACAATCAACGGCGTCGACATCGAAGGGAACTCTGTTATAGAGACGGTGCCGGTAGAAATGGAACTCTCCAACAAGACGTCCGGCAAAACGCTGGTATCCTTCTATCAGGACATCCACTCCAAAAAGCGCACGGACCCCAACTCTGTATCAGTTGTGCTAAAAAGCAAGCGGGTCAAGGGCGGCGTTACGTTTTATGATCTCGTGCCTTCAATCAATAGCGCAGAGAACTTCGTGTTCGATGAAAATGCCATCAGCCTCACGGAGCGTTTCTATAACTACGTGCGCGGCATCAACAGCTACGTGATGGAGAGGCATCGCGCTGCGATTGATGAAGACCAGAAAGAGTCTGACGATCAGTTCTTCGACATCAACAGCGAAGAGTAAAGATCATGGACCCGAAGCTGGCGCGCGTCATAGGCTGGCTTCAGCGAAACTTGGCAGGCGATGTAGACATGGAAGAGTCTACAATCGCCGCCGTCGCAGAAGATGTCAAAGAGGCGCTTCGTAAGCAGTTCGCCAGTGAGAGACGTAAAGACGAGACCTTCCGAGTTAGACCGTCGAACGCTGGCAAGCCGCTGTGTCAATTACAAATGGAAAAGTCCGGGGCTGACGCTGTCGGCACGGACTATAATTTTTTGATGCGAATGGTTCTTGGCGACATCGTCGAGGCCGTTCTGAAAGGCGTCATCAAAGAGGCAGGTCTGAAAGGCTACACAGGCACCGAGCGCGTCACGGCAGAAGTCGGTGACGGGCAGACGATATCTGGTGAGCTTGATCTCTGCTTCGACGATCAGCCGGACGACATCAAATCTACATCAGATTGGGCGTTCCGCAACAAGTTCACAAGCTGGAGCATGATGAAAGAGTCGGACTCTTTCGGTTACGTCCAACAACTACACATCTATGCCCGAGGCAAAAAGCAACTGCCGGGCGGCATCTGGGCGGTCAACATCGCGACGGGCCAGATAAATCGTATCGAGTGCGACGACACACCGGAAGAGCATGACCGTGTGATATCGAACGTCGCTGAAACAATCAGAGTTCTGGGCGATTCCAGCGTACCGTTCGAGCGGTGCTTTACGGATGAAGCTGAGACTTTCTACAAAACTGAAACTGGCAACAGAAGACTCGGCAAAGAATGTAGCTGGTGCCGCTTTCGGTTTTCTTGCTGGCCCGGTTTACAAGAGCGAGAGTCGGTCTGGTCAAAGGCAAAGAATAAGCCGATGGTTGCGTATACGCAGCTAACTAACTTTCCAGAGGAGGAGGAAGCGTATGTCTGATAATAAAACTACATACGCCGATTGCACCGATGCAGAGATCGAGGACCTGTTGAAGACGGCTCTGGCGACAGTCACAGAGCTATCGACGGAGCGTCGGTCGCGTCAGCAGAAGGCGTTATCAGAAGCCCATCAAAAATTGCGTGAGGCGCAGGAGCAGTACAAAACTGCTATGGGTTACCCGTCGATGAAACTGACCAGTGGCGTCTTCACGTTCTGATTATCGCCTGGCAAAAGGTTTTCGTAGCGGCCTCGAAGGACGCATCGCTCTTGAGCTAGAGAGCGTCGGCATCACAGACTGTTACGAAACTCTGAAGATACCGTTCGTGCAGCCAGCCAAGTCGCGCAACTATACGCCTGACTTTGTGCTGCCGAACGGGATCATCATCGAGTCGAAAGGTATTTTTTCGGTGGCTGACAGACAGAAGCACGTCTGGATTAAAGAGCAGCACCCCGAGCTAGATATTCGTTTCGTTTTTTACAATAGCCGCAACAAAATTCGCAAAGGGTCGAAGACCACCTACGGTATGTGGTGTGAAGCAAATGACTTCCTGTTCGCTGATCATAGCATTCCAGATGCCTGGATCGAGGAGAAGCGCAGTGACAAAAAAAATAAGAAATTTAATAAATCTACAGCCTAATCAACTTGCAGTCATCATCGACGTCGAGCTTCTTGAAGATCGTGAGGACGTCAACTTCTCAGTCATGCCGGTCGAGGCAGACGATCTCGAAGCGCCTGATCACGTCAAGTTCTTCCTACGAGATATGATGCGCGCCATGTGCGCGGTCGCCGCTCTACCAGACGGTGATCTTGAGGACCTCGTCAGGAAGTACTATGCGACGTTCATCGACTACGGCGACGACGATGACAACATCATCCCCTTTCCCACCAAGCACTGAGGACGCTATGAAAAAATCAGAGTTGATTTTAGAAGAGGCCATCTCGCTAATTGGCAAAGACCGTCACGACGACCACGGGCCAGCCGACAAATCGTTCGAGCGGATTGCTAAGTTCTGGTCGATAATCTTGGACACGCAAGTGCAACCGCATCAGGTCGCGCAGTGCATGATTGCACTCAAGCTGTCTCGTATTAATCACACCAGTGTAAATAATGATAACTGGATTGATATTGCAGGGTACGCGGCACTCGGCGGAGAGATCGCCCAGCACTTCGAGGTGGTGTCTACTGCTATGGGCATAGACGAATTTCTGACACAGGCACATGCGCCAAACGAATTTTTCGACTTCCAGCTTGACATGTTCGACAATGATGAACTCGACGAAAACATATTCGTGTCGACCAGCGACATCATAGACTTCGATTCGCTGCCAGACATCGACTGCAAGTCCGATAGCCCCAAAGAGGACGACAGTCTATTTTTCTGGGGCGGTGGAGTAAATGCCAAGGATTAATTTCAAGATCGGCCTGACGGTCGACCCGGAGTTCTATGTCACTCCAGTAGACGACGATGTAGAAGAAGAACTGATCGATATGATCCAAGACCTGCTGTACGAGGTCGACGGCGTTATGGACATCTCTGTGACGCGAATAAAAGGACGAGGGAAAGGGAGCGGCTAATGTCCTGGAAGAGCAATCAAAATCCGATGTTTCGGTCGCAGTTCAGCGAAAGCATTTTTAAATTAAAGTATGCCCACACGGGTGCAGAGACGATGGAGGCCATGGCCACCACGGTGATCGATGACGTATGTGGCAACCTTCGCACTGGCGAATATAAGATGATGCCTGACGACGAGCTAGATCGTCTGAAGGGCTACATCCGTGATCTGAAGTTTGTGCCTGGCGGCCGCTACCTGTATTACGCGGGCCGCAAGAATCGTTTCTATAATAACTGCTTTCTGCTCAAAGCCGAAGAGGATAGCCGCGAGGACTGGGCCGCTCTGTCGTGGCGCGCGGAATCTTGCCTGATGACCGGCGGCGGCATCGGTGTCGATTACAGTGTGTATCGGCCGTCTGGCGCAGCACTCGGTGGCACGGGTGGCCAGGCCAGTGGTCCCATCCCAAAAATGAAGATGATTAACTCTATCGGCGCGAACGTCATGCAAGGTGGCGCGCGACGGTCGGCCATCTACGCCAGCCTCAACTGGCAGCACGGTGACATCCAGGCATTCTTGACGGCGAAGGACTGGGACACGATGCCGGTTGGCAACACCGGTCAGACTTTGAAAGACGTCAAAGAGGCCGACTTCAACTTCCCAGCGCCGCTCGACATGACCAACATCTCGGTCAACTACGATACAGACTGGCTGATGAACTACTGGCAAACCGGCGATGTCGGCGACGTCTTCCGGCAGAATGCGAGACAAGCCTTGCGGACGGCAGAGCCAGGTTTTTCGTTTAACTTCTTCGACAAAGAGAACGAGACGTTACGCAACGCGTGTACGGAAGTGAGCAGCGAGCTAGACTCTGATTGTTGCAACCTTGCCTCGATCAACATGGGACGCGTTCAATCGTTAGAAGAGTTTGCGGACATTGTCGAGCTAGGCACGAAGTTCCTGATTTGCGGAACTCTCCGCGCTGATCTCCCCTACCAAAAAGTCTACGACGTCCGCGAGGCTACCCGCCGCCTCGGCCTCGGCTTGATGGGGATGCACGAGTGGCTGATTAAGAAAGGCTACAAGTACGAATGCACGCCCGAGCTACACCAGTGGCTGTCTGTATATAAAGGTGTGTCGGACAAAACGGCTGATGCATTTGCTGACAGCCTGTCGATCTCGCGCCCTGTCGCAAAGCGTGCCATCGCCCCGACCGGCTCTATCGGTATCTTGGCGGGCACGACGACTGGGGTCGAGCCACTGTTCGCTGTGGCGTACAAGCGCCGTTATCTCACCGGTGGTCAGCGTTGGAAGTACCAGTACGTCGTAGACAGCGCCGCGCAAGAGTTGATTGATCACTACGGTGTCGATCCAGACAGCATCGAGAGCGCCCTCGATTTGGCAGAGAACTACGAACAGCGAATCCGGTTTCAAGCGGACGTAAATGATTATGTTGATATGTCTATTTCAAGCACGATTAACCTGCCTGCTTGGGGCAGTAAGCTCAATAACGAAGACACAGTCGATGACTTTGCTAACACGCTTGCAAGTTATGCCCACCGATTACGCGGCTTCACTTGCTATCCCGACGGCTCACGCGGTGGTCAGCCACTTACCGTAGTGCCTTATTCCGAGGCCGTCGATAAATTAGGTACTGAGTTCGATGAACACATTGAAACCCACGACATTTGTGAAATTAGTGGGCAAGGCGGCTCTTGCGGTGTCTGACCGTCGTCGCCCTCGCCCGAAGAAGAAACGATGGATCAGGGACGCCTGGTCCGCCCCGATGCCACAGATATTCCAGCAGGGCAACGACAGTTTCTGGAAGAATAATCCTTGCCCGTTTGAACGAAACACTATGGAATATAGAGAGTGGCATCGAGGTTTCAACCACGCCTACTTTGTCAACATGAACAGTGCGAGGTAACCATGAAGGTCAATCTCAACATAGACCCGGATCTTAGATTAGGAGATCCAGGCAAGGTTGTTTTATCTCTTTTTCACGACGTCAGCGGTAACGTGCTGGCAGAGAAAGAGTTCGATCTGCACGATCTTTTAGCAGACTACATGAGTGCCAAGGCAATCGCGTTGCCAGGCAGTTCGTCGGAGTTCTACATACCTGTAACTGCACGGGCTGATACCGCCAGCATGGTCGCCGGCCTATCTCATGTAGCGCGCGAAGCTAATGAGATGTACGACGATCTCACACAACATAATATTCAGAACATCTCATCTGCTCGTGTGTTATGAAGATTATGCTGATGGGTCCGCGCTGGCGGAACGAGTCGCTTGCCCTGTGGCTTACGGCGCGAGGTCATCGCGTCTTGATAGACGACGGGCGCAAAGATGATCGATACTTCTCTCGTATCAACCCTGACTACATAATATCGAACGGGTATGGGCCGATCTTCAGCAAGTTCGTCTGCGAGAGCTACAAGAATCGTATCATCAACATACATCCAGCGGCATTGCCGTGGGGACGCGGTATCTATCCAAACGTCTGGGCTTTGTTTGAGGGTCATCCGATTGGCGTGTCGGTTCATCTGATCGACGAAGGCATCGACACAGGCAAGCTCCTCGACGTAGAGTTCATGCCAAAATACGAGCGCGAGTGGCGTGTCTCTAATCTGAATGAAACGCTACAGACGTTCTACTCGCACCTGTTGCGGCGTGCCGAAGAGTTGTTCAAACGAACGTGGTTACGTGTCGAGGCGTGCAACTGCCCGCCTTTCGATCAAGAACCGATTGGCTACGACTCTTACAAGAATCGCGCGCAGTCAGAGGAGTTGATGTCGCGCTTTGTAGATCGATGGAATACCCCTATTGCCTTGGTCCAACTTGCGGGGGAGCATATACGTGACCAATGATTTTCCGCCACGCAAAGCGTTCGGCGACGATGAACGAGACGCAATCGACGAGGTGTCGACATACTATCGATACAGCGATGCCGACCCCGGTTACAACGGTATCTTCCAAGATCAGTTCGAGAAAGATCTGGCTAAATTTTATGGCAAGGGCGAAGCGGTGGCTGTCAACAGCGGTACGAACGCCCTGTACATCGCTCTGTGCGCCTTGAACCTGAGAGAGGGGCGCGAGGTAATCGTCTCCCCGGTAACAGACAGCGGGACGGTCCACGCAATCTTAGCGGCGAATCTTGTGCCGGTCGTCGCTGATGCAGCGCCGGGCAGCTACAACACCGGACTCGAACAGGTGCGAGACTGCACAACCGACAAGACGGCGGCCGTCATGCTCGTTCACACAGCGGGCGAGCCAGTGCCAGAGACTGTTGAGATCGCCGAGATGTGCCTTCATGCCGCTATCCCTCTCGTCGAAGATGTCAGCCAAGCTATGGGCGCGCATATCGACGGGCAGTTCGTCGGATCTTTCGGCACACTGGCTGCCGGGTCTATGATGTACAGAAAAAATCTACAGTGTGGAGGCAGCGGCGGCTTTGTTTATGGCGTAGGCCCTGACCTAATGAAGCAGGTCATGGCACACCGAGACCGAGGCAAGCAGCCCTGGCGCACTGATCTAAATCAGAATGATCCCGGTACGGCCCTTTTCCCGGCCTTGAATCATAATTTTAATGAGTGGGAAAGCGCCATCGCCTCGGCGTCACTGAAACGCCTGAAGAAAACAAACCTCGACCGGCTGATGTTTTTGTACGCGCTGCACGAAAAGATGCAAGACGCGAAATGTGAAAGCCTGCTGTACGGGTTTCATACAGGCTACGCGCCGTTCTATATCCCAGTCTGGTCGCCCTTCAAAGACAAGATGGCGTTTGCGACATCTCTCAAGACAAAAGGCATCCCGCTGCTCGAACACTACGGATGTCTTGTGGCTGATTGGTTACACATAGAAAAACATGTCAACTGGCAGCCCAACCACGCCTACAGTGAGGGGCATGTGCCGTGGGCGTCTCGTAGTCCGAACGCACGACACACCCGCGACAGCACGTTCAACCTATTCCTCAACGAAAATTATGACGTCTGGCACGTCCGCCGGATCGTCCAAGCCATCAAAGAAACCGAAACTGAAATGGAGGCGCGTGGTGCTGCACGCCGAAAATAAAACTCTCTACGCTATCGTCGACTTGGCTATTCATCCTTGCACGTTCGACTTCATGCATACCGCTGTCAACGCCGACATGGCGCGCAGGGCGAACAACCTCGAAGAATTACACTTCGTCTTTCTGCTGGGGCCTAACGAAAGCTTTCGGCAGCAGACGCCGAAGGACATGGCGTTGTCCCAGGCCGAGAAGTTATGGCGCGTCAGGCAGATTTTGACGCCCATCGCATGGATGATGCCGGCGTGCAAGGGCGTTTCGACGTATCTCAACCGTATCGAGGCAGCCAAAGAGATTGCGATGCTGCCGCCAGCGATTATGTTCCCAAACACGTACCACATCAATCAGCCTATCGGAGCTTTCATGCTTCAACAGGTTGTTGAGATTTACAATCAGGTGAAAGATAAAGGTATCACGCCTGTAGTGATGCAGGCGCAAGAGGGCGCGCTGCATTACGTCGACAGGTGGATTGAGGCGAACGATATTGAGCCGTCGAAGCTGGTGACACTGACCGTGAGACAGAGCCGGGTAGAGCCGGCGCGCAACAGCAACATCCAGAGTTTTACGCGGTTCGCCAAAAAACTAAAGCAGCAGGGATACTATCCTGTCATGTTGCACGACACGGATGTTGCATCTGTCGCGCCGCCAGAGTACTATAAAGATGATCAGGCTGTCCCGTATCTTCCCGGCCCGGTCAACTTAGAGTTGAGAGCAGCACTGTACCAACGGGCATTCGCCTCATTGTCCCACAATGGTGCAGCCGCTGCTCTCAATTTTTTTATGCCTGATACACGTTATGCTTGCTTCGTCCCGGTCGATGCACTGCCAGAAGTAATCAAAGACGAAGGTATGGACGGGCAGAAGCGGCTGCTGGGCGTCGGCCCTGGCGAGCAGTACGAGTTCTCAAATCCACATCAAAAGTACGTGTGGGAAAAATGCACCGCCACGAACCTTGAGAAGGCGTTCTCAGAGTTGATGAGCAGTGAAAAAACCTGACAGCTACTACAGAAATCGACATGCAAAAGCGCCGTGGTTCAACATGTATCGTCGAGCTAGAGACCGTGCCATAAAAAAAGGTGTGCCATTTAATATTACAGCACAATATATAAAATCTATTTGGCCTACTAATAATAGATGTCCTGTTTTAGACGTCCCCCTACGTGTCTCTAAGGGCCAGCCGTCTGATACATCCCCCTCACTAGATCGAATTGTACCTAAAAAAGGATACGTGCGGGGGAACGTCATTATAGTCTGTAATAAAGCCAACACGATAAAATCGCACGCTACCGTCAAAGAAATCTGGCGCGTCTTCAGGCATTACAATAATATACTAAATGCGGTGCCACTTTCTAAATTTAAAGCGCGAAGGGACGTAAATACATATGGAAAAGGAGCAACAACATGACTACGACTGGGAAGATCGTTGGATTGATACTTATCTTATTGGGCGCGGTATTTATCGCGTCGAAACACGCGCAGGCCAAAGTGCCGGGGATGTGTGTACCAACGCACAATCTAAACAAAGAGATGGCCCAACGATTTGCCGAGAAGCCGCTGTTTCGCGGAATCTCAAATGAGGGGTATTATGTAATGATATACTTCAGCGCCGAGAGCAAAAAGTGGACGGCTTTTGGTGTGCATCCTGCGGAGCCGCACAAGGCGTGTCCGTTGTCTGCGGGCAACGAGGGCGAACTGATAATCGACAAAGGGGAAAACCTATGATCATCGCATGGCTTAGAAAGATTCTAAAGAGCGAACAAAAAAGCCGGGACCTTTCGGTACATCGGCTGCACACTTTGCGCTACGAAGATCTTTGTATGTAGTCAGTCGTTTATTTGTTTCAATAAACGCATTATCTCACGCCGTTCGTAGGCGGAGTACGTGCCCCAGTTCGCGATATGCTCTAGGCTACGCTTGCATGTAAGGCACTTGTCCGTCTTGGCGCAGTAGTTGCAGACTCCCTTGCATGGAGTCTTCACGATAAAAAAAGCTCCGTCTCTGCTTGTCGACGAAGCACTAAGCCGCGTAATCGCCGTCCCCCGGCAAACACCCAGCGGCTAAACTCTCTTGCAGCACTTTCGTACTCGCCACGATTGAGCTTCCTGCGTAAGGTACTCGATTGCAGCGACCCCGCACCTAAATTGTACGTGAAACTTACTAAGCTAGAGTACTGGTTGTCGGTCAGTTCTGTGTCGATCAGGCGCAGGACAGCCCGCTCGCATATTCTCAGATCGCGCTTCAGCAGCAGCGTGCCCTCGTCCTTGTTAATCTCAGGATGATTCATCGTCACGCGCTTGCCGTCTAAGCCCCAGATCGCACCCCACCCTATAGTGGCATGAGCCGCCGGGCAAATGTACGGTGTGGCGGACCAGCCCTCGAAGTGTTTGATGATATCAAGGCCAGCGTCTGGCGTGGCGCGGCGTGACATTACTTGCGGGCCAGTGTGCGCGAGCCGAACCAGAAGGCGACGATTGCGCTGAATATGCCGGCAGTTTCTTCATCCCAGAGCAGCGAGATTGCAGTCACCGGGTCCTGGTGATTGTAGGCGATGGCCGCGTAGAGTGCTGCGCCTTTCACGACAGCGAAGACGGCGAAGAACAGGTACGTCAAAATAGGACGAACGCTGGCCCGCAGGCTGCCAACCCACCCGTCGTTCTTCATCGAACTGGCGTGTTTGTAGATGGCCTTGCTCTCTTGGATGTCCGCTTTTACGTGCAGTTCTTCGAGGCGCTGTTCGTGCTTCATCTCGGCCATCTTGATCTGGCGATCCATGATCTCCAGTTCTTGTTTGCGATCCTGCCAATCTTGGAACATGTCGAACACGCGCGGCAGCATACTCGTGCCGAAGCCGATTAGCGAGCCGATGATGGTGATCATTGCGGTGACTCCTCGTCTTCTAGTTCTCTCCGTAATCTTTCTATATCGCCTGTATCTATGCCTTCGATTGTGCTTTCGTACTGCTTATTATATTCATCTCGTCTTTTATACATCGCATTAAATCTATCCTGTTCGAGAGTCAAGCCAATACTTTTATAAATATTCTCTATGTAGCCAGGTTGATAGATTTTGGCCAAGGCGTATGCCTCTGCGGCTTTTTTTGCAGACTTCAGGAGCGTTTGCTGACCTCTCGTGTCGCCTTTTTCTTTAAATTTTTGATATATAGAACCTGATATAGTTTCTTTAAGTTTCCGAATGTACTCAGCACCCTCCAATTTTGTTCGGTAATAGTACCACTCGCGAGGCAACTCAATTTCTTGATCAGACTCAACCATTTTAATTTTTTTGCTCGTAAATTTATAAGGCACGTTATTTTTGTATAGTTCTTCAAAGATAGCTTGATTTTCTTTTGGATTACCAAGACGAGACACGGACGCGATTGGCAAAGGCCACCCCTGATTACGCAGGCGATCTTCGCCAAACTGATCAACACTCGGGAACAGTCGAACGCCCAGAGCCTCTCGCAGCTTCGGTGTCTTTGCAGTTGCGGCGGCAATAATTTTTGTGATGACGCCACTCTCGACATACGTTTCGCGCAAGACGGGATCGTAAAATGTCGCGGCAGCATCTGCGCCTGGCGCATCTCTCTCGCCCTTAGCAACGCTTGCTAAATACTTTTCCCTATCCTCTTTCGACATCGCGTCTATTTCTTGGAACTCTTTTTTAGGATCAGTGGTCAACGCGGCAACTTGCTCCGCAGCACGGCCGACAATGGCTGGGACGAAGCCGGCCGCTGCGTTTGCCGGGACGTCAGCAAGGATAGCGCCGCCAATCCGCTCTTGCAGGGTGTCGCCTTTCTGCGGATTGAAGATTGCTTCGCCAATTTCCCCTATATTTTTTAGGTAAGTTTTATCAGACAGCATTAAAGTGAAGCTCGATACAGCCGCTTCAGATAGGCCACCTGCGAGTCTTAGAAGATCTTTCTTTTCTGCATCTGACAAGTTTGAATCGTGGATTTGTATCGACGCACGTTGAATGTCTGCCGCAAAACCCGCAAACATGGCAAACGGATCTAGTCGTGTATACGAATAGTATTTGTCACCAATCTTAATAGAAAATGGCTGCCAACCGCTACGGAGAAGGTTTGCCCGGATTTTTGGATCAGTCGGCCCTGCGCCGGTAATTAGGCCCTCTTGAGCGAGCATGAAAGCCCCGCTCATATATAAAGCGCCGGCAGTCTGACGAGCCACGACCTGATCTAGTCCGACGCCACCCTCTTTGAGGGCCTGACGATTCTGTTTACTAATCAGGGCGACGACAGGGAGTCTGTCGAAAGCGTAGTGCATAATATTTAGTGGAGTTTTGACGAACGGAATTAGGACCGTGCCGAAAGGAACGCCAGGAATGCTGTCTAACATTTGTCTTAGTTTGAGAGTCCCCTGTGTAAGAGCAGTCTCCTGCTGAAACACGTCCTCCAGCATACTCTTATTTGCTCTGTCGAGCATCTCTTGCGTAGGGTTTTCCACCAGTCGCTCAACTAAGGCGCCGTAGGAGTAGGATTTTGGATTTATTTTTCCATCTGCACCTTCAATTGGGACCTCAAAAAATTCTTTGGTCATTTTGTTATATTTAAACTTCATGGTCGCGTCGACGCCCTTGATCTCAGAAATCGTACCTTCTTCGATCTCACGCTTTATTCGACGGAGCATCCTGTTTGCCTCTTCGTACAGGGCGCCCGTCTGAGCGATGGCTTTGAAGTACGTGTCGCCAAATGACATCATACGAGTGGGGACGCGGATAAGTTGGCCAAAGGTCCCTTTGATCACACCGGCCCCGCCCGTTTGCACAAATTCGTTCATGCCGGACTCAGCGAAGCGTGCGCGAGCCGTAGCGTTTTCACCGAAGGCTTCTTTGGCTAGTCTTAGAGCTTTGAGAAAGTTCGTTGCGCCAGACGCTGCTTCGAGTTCAATCTCTTGTTTGGCGATGCGTTTCAGTTCGTCGTAAGGCTCCTCAATACCTTGAGCTTTTAGACCATTAACAACATCGTCGTAGTTTTTAGGGCCGTGCTTGCCTTTGCGAATGTTCTGCTCGATGCGCGCGTTCAATAACTGTAGACCCTCGGGAGATTCGAGATCTTTCATAATCCCTTTCGTCGGGTCGTACATGGCGCGACCAGCGGTGATCCCACGAATACGCTGGGCCACATCGCCGAATGTGGTGACGTCTTCGGCACGAGCGCCTAGTGCCCGACGCACCGTGCCCATAGAGGCTGACAATGTGCCTTCAATTAAGTTACGAGCCACTGCCACGCCGAGGTTACCGCCAGTGTTGACTAGCTGCGTGTCGAAAGAGGACAAAATAGAGTTGTACCAGTACTCTTTCATTTTAGCCCCAAACGTAGCCTCCTCCTTAGAGCCACCATCTCTAATCATTTTTTCAAATGCAAGGGCGTCCATGTCTGGCTGAGAGGCTTTATCGATGAGTTTGTCGACGTCCTGCCCGCCTTCCTGAATCAATTCCTTTAAATAGTCGGCTTTATTTGAGGATGAAATGGGGATATTAAAAGATTGTTGTAGACGTCCTGACTCGCTGGCAATGCCAGTCACTGTTTCTTGTAAACTTCTATGTGCAAAAAGAGCCTGTAAGAACGCTCCCTTAGCCTGTAAATACCCCTCTTCTCCAGCCTCTCGCATGAGCTTGGCTTCTTGTGCAGCCAAAACTACATAGTCTGCGGATCGAACAAGGGCTTTTCGAGAAGCGACAGCGTATGCGGTAAGACCTGATAAATCGGCCGAAAGCTGCACGCCTCCAGTAATTTTTTGATGGAGAACGAGTGGAGACTCGGCATTTTTTTCTAAAGCATTAAGTAGCTCTTCTCTCGTATCCACACCAAACAGCAGCGCATCACTGTCTTCCAAAGTCTGTAAATTTGTTTTTCTTTCAGCCTCTGTCAGTGTTTCAGCCGTCTCTTTGATGACATTCATGGCCTCTAATTCATTGGTCTGAATGCGCGTGGCGTTGATAGAGCCGTAGTATTTTTCCATTTCAGGATCGTAGAGGCCACGCGTTGTTAGCCAGTCGATAGCCTTGGCCTGCCCGGCAAAACCTGGCTCTTGCATGTAGCCAGTAAACTCTTCAAGCTCCTCGGCAGTAAGCTCAACACCACGCTTCGCTGCACGCTTTTGCACTAAAGGAGTAGCATCTGCGGGATCTAGCTTCGATCCTTTGTCGATGGACGACGCAGCTTCGTAGTCTGCCAGTGACATCTCGTCTGGGTCTGCTTTATTAGATATACGACGACCGAATGCGCGCACGCCGATTGTAGCGCCTTCAAAAATTAAACCAATCCCAAGGCCCTCTGCTGCCATCTTAATGCGTTGCAGAGATTCGGGATCATCTTTGTTGGCAGCAAGTGTTTGACCAATCGAATCGAGGAACGGAATGTCCGACTCGGCCAGCATGTTAGAGAGGCGCGGGTCTTGAGGGTCGAAGGCGAACTGTTCACCGATAGCACCGGCTGCACCTGTTCGTACAAGCTCTCGGAATCGGCTAGTGCCAGAACCCATGTTCAAAACATTGCCGCCTGGCGCCTTACCCATGACCTTTGCGACGGCAGAAGCTCCTTTACCGAGAGCAGTTGCGCCGCGAAGGCCCAAGCCGACAGTCCCAAAACCCGGAATGAGACCTACGCCGAACGAACTAAATCCCGCAGCAATTTGCCCAACAGTGCCTAACTCTTCAGGGTTGTAATCGCCCTCTTCTAGTCCGACGTACTCGCGGAATGTTTTCTCACCGAAAAAGCCCTCGTCTTCTTCGAGGCCAAGCACACCCTCTTCAAAAGCGTTACCAATATCTTCGATAGTATCGAATGTCTGGGCCAGTCCATCGAATCCACCAAAAACGACGCCGCGTGCAAGATCTTCGTACCAAGGCGCTTCAGAAAAAGGCACAGTGTCTGCTGGGACATCAACCTCTGCGCCGCCTCTTTCAATTCGGACAGACTTTTGTTGCTGCTCTGAGACAGAAGGTGTCTTTTGATTTGGGTCACTAGCACTAGCTAAAGCTGCCCGCATTTCTTCAGGAGATATTAACATTTTTATTTAAGTCCCATCCTTTGTCTTAAATCTTCTGCCACTGTGGTTCTTTTAATAGCTCCATCAGCAATTTTTCTATACAGATCTTGTACCTCTAATAAAAAGTCTCTATACACTTTTTGTGTCGGTGTTAATGTTTTTTCTAAGTCATTTGCTAATTTCATGCTTTTAGCATCGCCTAGTCGCGTTGCCTCTAGTATTCTTGAAATTTTAGCATTAAGATTATAAAGCTCTGAAGCCTCTACAGCAAATAACTTTGCTTTATCATCTTCTTTTATATTTTCTGCATTATTTAGCCGTTGTTTAAGTAAATCGCCTGTAATATTAGACAACGGATCTGAACTTCTTCCACTTATTCCTTGCAATACGCCCGCAGATATAGAATTAAAAGTACCGAGTTGCTTAAAATTAGCAGCTACTGTGGTTGGTTTTGCCGGTGCCGTTACAGGACCGATAGGCGTCCCTACTTTCGCGGACGGTTGTATGGCCTGCCCACCGCGCGCGTAATACAGATCGAGGTTCTGCACTTTGCCAATGCCACGCTGCGATACGACTTTTCTCTCGGCGATATCGAGCAGTTTGTTAGGATCAGTGTCGCCACCGAAGATGCGATTAAGAAGTTCGCTCGTCGTCTCTTCTTCCTTCTCAGGCGTTGGGGCAATAGATACTTTAGGAAAAACGCCTTCCATCAAAGTGGCCATAGCGGTCGCTTCGGTAGATTTACGCACGTATGGATTGATACGTTTGCCTGCTTCGTCTCTCTGATTATACCAAGTGCCGCCAATGTCCTCTATTTTTTTGTCGGCGTTTTGGGGTAGTCTCATTAATTGTTGATCGTTGGCCAAGGCGGTTTGATATGCGTTGAAGCTGCCCTCATTTGACGCGTATGCAATTTTGTCAGAGTCGAGTAGGCCCGGAGTCCGCGTCTCAATCGTGGTCAAGCGACCTCTGACTTCATTTTCTAGCTTCGATTGCTTCGCTCTCCCTTTCGCAATACGCTCGCGCATGAGAGATGCCTGACTACGCACGAACTCGCGCTCTTCTTTGTCGCGCTGCTCGACGTTACGCATCATAGTCGTGCCGAAGCCCTCGATCAGACCAGTGGCTGCCGCCATCAAACCTTCTCTAATTTCTCGGGCCATCTTCTCTTACTCCTCTGGCTCTTGTACTGGGGGCGCCATCATGCCTGTCGGGCGGACGGGCGTATCGTCATCTTGCTCGTCGTCATCATCTTCTGCAACAGTTTCGGTATCCGCATCCGGCGCCTTCATCTCAGCCAAAATCTCTGAGGCTAAATTTTGTTTAGCTGCGATCTGCTCATCGTCGGCGCGTTTGATATCTACGTCACCCTCTTTGCCGACTAGAAGGATCAGGTCCAGCAGCGGCTCGCGCAAGATGATCGACACATCAGGTGTAATTTGGCCGACCATAAACGCGTTCAGTAGCATCGCATCGACAATAGTCTCGGGGAACATGCCGCGCTCTAGGCAGTCGACGATGCCCGCGAGAATGTCCTCGTCGCCCATGACGCGATCCATCATAAATTTAAATGCATCGTCAGGGCTGGGAAAGTCCGGCGGATTCTCCCACGCGTGCGTGCCTAGCTCTGAGCCAGCCAGCGATTGTCCCGGTATGGGCACTTCAAAGTCATTTAGAACGGGCATTTTACGATCCTAAGAGTTTGCGTATTTCTTGTTGATAGACCTTGAACGACACGGTTTCGGTAGGCGACTTAGGAGTACCGGCAGTCTGTGGTCTATTTTTACGTGCTTCTTTTGTCACTTTGCTAGGACTCATCAGCGGCACCGTGTATTTACCGCGTGCTGGCACAGCAGTGGGTCTAACTACTTTGTCTACTTTGTCTTCAGCCATCGTATCCTCCTAGTCAAACGGATTAAGAAAACTAAAAATGGATTTGCCTGCGCTGATAAGCGTATCGCGACCGCCCTTGCTTTTGACCATGTTTGCCAACACTGAGCCTAGCACATTGGACCCAGCACGAATGAGTTCAGTCGACATCGCGCTCATGCCTCCGCCTTGTGCCTGCGCCTGCATCGCTGCGACGGCCGTATTGTACGCGCGGGTAGCCTCGTTTTCGGAAGCCGTAAAGATGTAGTCGGCGTTATCGCGATATACTTGCATGTAGTCATTCAACGCCGTGTTGCTGCGATTGAGGATATTGACAGCGTTGAATTGGTTCTCGGCGTTGATAGCAGCCGTGTTTGCGGTGTTGACCGAGCGCCGCCACTGCGCGTTGGCTTGCTGAATAGCAATGCGGTTTTGTGCGTTGAATAGTTCGCGCTGCGTCTGATTTTGTAAACGAAGTTGCTCACTAGCGTTAGTCTGACCTGCGTTGAACTGGCTAATCGCAGTCGCTTGCTGTGCGTTTATGTTCTCGACGGTCTGCTGTAGATTTGCAAAAAACTGCTGTGTCTGATTTACGCTGGCTGCATTGATTTTGCGCGAGGTGTTGATTTCAGATTGATCCGTGAATAACGCTTGTACGCGATTTTGCGTATTAAGAACAGAGGTCTGCTGGCGATTGTCGAGGTTTTTGATGTCGACGGTCAGCAAGTTAGCAGCGTTCTGCACTTCGGCCTGTTGTCGATTATTCAGATTCTGCTGCTGAAATGTGGCAAATGTGGCAGCGTCTCGTTGCGCGATGGGGATAGCCGCCTCTTGCACAGCCTGTGCGATGGATCGGCCGGCGATGGTCGATGCGCCGAGACCGCGTGCAGCCATAATCTGTTCTGCTTTACGAACAGATGCGGATGCCCAGGCCGGGATCTGATCGCCCTGAAAATCTTTCATCAGGATGCCTAGTTGCCCACGCACGGTGGAGCGAGCGTCGACCTCCTCTTGTTGTGCGCGGATAAGGCGGATATCGTCCTGTAGCTGGGCCGCCTGCATGTCTTGTTTGGCGACTTCGTTAAATGCAGTGACCGCGTTGTATTCTCGTGCAGCACGTTCTGCAATGTTGGTGGCGTTTGTTGCTTGCGCGAGAGCCGTGTTCACTATGACTTGATCAGTAACTTGTCCAGTAGCAGGGTCTACCATCGTACCTGGTGCGTCAGGATCAATGGTCTGCGCCCTGTATGTAGCACCCTCTGGTATAGTGCCAGCCGGATCATCTAAGATATCTTTCGTAGTCCCTAGTGCAGTGTCAAAACCAAACTGATCGACTAGCCCCCGGCGGCCTCGATCATCAGTCACAAAGTTGCTGGCCAGGTCGTCTCGCATGTCCCCTTGGAAGCCCTTCTCGCGGGCATCCGCACGAGTCGTAAGCTGGGCGGTGGTCACACCCGTGTTGACGTTATCTAGTCCAAGACGGCGATCCGTAATCTCGCCCCCCACGAGATCTTCTCGAATGTCGTAGTATTTTTGATTTGTAGTGGCATCTGTTTTAAGCACAGGGTTGCCGTCGGCATCCGTCTCAACAAAACGAGATAGGTTTTCTTGCGTAAATCCGGTCGGCAGGTTGGCGTCAGCGGCGGCCGCGTCTGTTTTTGCTTGCGTAGTGCGCCGCTCTTCCTCTGCTTTCAATGCGTCGTACTGGCTCTGCTCTTGCTGAGAAAGACCTCCCTCTCTCTGTAAAATATCTTCAAAGTCACGCTGCTGCGCTGTGACTTGAAAATCAGTTAGTTTAGTTAAATCACGAGCCATTGAAGAATGTCCTAATTATTATATTAGATGCCTAGCTGCGCCATCAGACCAGCTTGCTGCGCCTGAAGTTGTTGCAGTTGCGTCACCAAGTCACGCGGATCTTGCGCCTGCGGGCCGAGCGGCGAGACCGGCGCGGGCACGCCTTGAGCCGGCGGACGGAACCCTTGCTGTGCGGCCTGGGCAGTCTGTGCGGCAAGCTGTGGGCCAGCAGTCGGCGCAACGCCTGTGGCCATCTGCATCATGCCGCGTGGGGTGGCGGCGAGGCGCTGGGCAGCCTGTGCCTCGGCTACGCGGTTGGCCTGCTGACCGACGCCAGCCACCTGACGTTGGAGTTGCTCACGTCCTGTCTGGCCAGCCTGTGCAGCGAGGGTACGCTGACGCTGTGCTTCGCGCTGATACGCGTCTGATGCCCGTTGTAAGGCGGTAAGGTCTGCACCGACATTGGTGATCTCGCCGGTCAAGCGGTCTACGCCGCCACCGATTTCCCGACCAAGCCGGTCTTGCCCGCCCAACAAGGTCTGCTGTCCTGCGAAAAGGGTGCGCGGATCGCCCTCTGCCGGCGTGCCGACCGCCTGTTCTAGGCCCGTTACGCCAGTCTGAACGGCACCGACCTGACCGCTGACGTCTGCGACTTGCGTACCAACGTCGCCCACTTCCGACATTAAGCCCCGCTGCCCAGCAAACAGATCGGTCTGCCCTTCGCCCGGTGTGCCGACGGCTGTTTCGAGACCTGTAACGCCTTCTTGTACTGTGCCGACTTGTGTTCCGAGACCCGTAACGCCCTCTTGTACCCTGCCGACATCCCCGGTTAAGTTAGTCACGTCAGTCTGTAGCGCCCCGACATCCCCCGTCAGACCAGTTACACCGGTTTGCAAATTTTGCTGGCCCGTCATCAGCCCGGCTTGACCGGTGGTGAGTGTGCCTACATCTCCAGTAATATCAGTCACGTCTGATTGGATGTCCCGCAATTGCGTAGGGCCAATATTGTCCGCCGGCATCGGCGTTACCGCAAAATCGCCTGCGTTGAATTGTGCAGCGAGGGTATCTACCTGACTTTGCAGCCCAGGGTTTGCAAGCATGTACGCTTTAAATCTATTAGCCTCTAAAGGCTCTGCCTTGAACTGGCCTGTATAACCAGTTTCTTCACGTAGTTTTTGATGAAACTGAGGAAGTCCCGCTGCAATTTCGTCCGAATCATAAAGTCTTTCAGCCATAATTAATACCCTTTCCCTAATGCTTTATCTAATTTATCTTCGACTCTGTGCAGCGCGTCCATCACCTGACGCATGTCGTCGCGCAGTTCATCGCGGGTCGCGTATTCTTCGCGCGTCTTATTGAGCAAGATGTCGATGCGTTTAATTTCTGTAATGAGACTACGAAACGCCCAGAACGCCGGGGCGATCACGAGCGTAAGTACGATATTCCAAAAGATTACAGGTGAAATGTCCATCTTGTTGCCTATGGATTTATGGTTAAACTGCCGCCTACCGGATCTGTGCGTACAGAATATGAAGTCGTGTAGACGGCCAGACCTTTTGTCACTCTAACGTCATCTATGTAACCTTGGAAGTATTGGTCGGACAACCCACGATATCCAATAGTGAGAGGAGAGGTCCCAACAAAAATTGTTTTTGAGGAAATAGCACCAGCCCCTGCTGTAGATGAAGATAGAGATGTGCCATTGAGAAATCCGTACAGATTGCTGCCTTCTCTCACAATAGCTACATTATGCCAAGCGTTTATTGTGACATCGCAATCAAAAGTATATTGACCAGAAGTGCCACTCTCGCCATCTGTAGTATAACTAAATTGCAGTTTTTGTTGACCACTTGACTCTACAATACCAACATGAAAACTACGATTTGTACTGCCATCCATGCGAGATACGATAGGATGTCGGTCAGCCGCATCAGAACCAGCAGTGGCAGTTTGATATACCCATGCTTCTATGGTGAAATCCCCTGATCCAAATTGAAACGAAGCATGATTTGGAATAGTAACGTATTGATCTGTTCCATTTAGTAATAAGCTGCCAGCGCCGTGCTGTTTGATAGAGGATTGAATAGATGCACCCCCAGCACTTGAGGCTGTATGTCCGTAACTAGACAGATCTCTAAAATCTTCATCGAATGGCAAATACAAAGAAATCCTTGTGTCAAACGTGTTTGATGGCCAAGTGTCAGCAAACCGCGCATCGTAAACGTCGGTGTAGTTCCAAACGTGGGAGTGGGTTCTAATATCTTCCCCGGTCGCAAGTATAAGACCATCGTTGGTTGCTGTTAAAGGCTCATTCGGAACAGTAAACGCTGTGGTATATAAACAAGCATCTTTAATTATGCGGAGATCACGCACATAAGCCTTAAAATTGTTAGTTACATT